GCCAACGGTAAGTGAGATTGAACCAGTTGCCGGAAGTGTCAGAGATGAGGAAGAGGTTGTCGCATAACGATCACCAAAGCCCTGTAATCCTTGAACGCCTTGCGCTCCTTGAATTCCTTGCGCTCCGACTGTTCCCTGTAATCCATTTGTGCCTTGAATACCCGTAGCACCCTGAATACCAGTTGTGCCTTGTAGTCCCTGAGTGCCTTGAATACCAGTAGTTCCTTGGCGGCCTTGTAATCCTTGAGTTCCAGTCGCGCCTTGGATTCCTGTTGTGCCTTGCGAGCCGACAGTTCCCTGAACGCCTTGTAATCCTTGCGTTCCTGTCGCACCTTGAATACCGACTAAGCCCTGTGTTCCAGTCGTACCCTGCGCTCCTACAGTTCCCTGTGTGCCAGTAAATCCTTGTGTGCCTTGAACGCCTTGTATGCCTTGTGTTCCCTGTGTGCCTTGGATACCGAGCAATCCCTGTACGCCTTGAAGCCCCTGTGTGCCTTGTACGCCCTGAATTCCTTGCGCGCCTTGAGTTCCCTGCGCACCGCGAATACCTGCCTGAGCAACGGTAACGGTGGTGTTGACGGATTGGACATTGATAATATCGGTCATCGAGTAACCTCAGCATCAACTTGGATAACGCCGCGACCAAGGAAGATTGCGCCTTGCCCAGTAGCCGAGAGTTTTAAATCCCATTCGTATTTGCCGGGAGCAACATTCATTACTGCGCCGACTAGAACCTGTGGCGCGGTGTTTGCTTGAAAGGTTAATCCTGATCCAACAGTCAAAGAGAGAGCGGGAGTTTTGGCGAGCGCGGAAGTACGCAGTTGAAGTGTGGGTGTGTAGCCCGTCAAATCAATAAGCGCGCCAGTTCCATCGGTGTAAGTAAATCCAATATTCCACTCCTGCGATTGGCGAAGTTCAATATTTAGCGCATCAGGCGTTTGACTCAGCGATTGTGATGGCATTAGGTTCTCCAATGGATGTATTGCACTTAGGGCAGAAGGATGTGTTTTTAGATAGCGGCATTTTGCAGTTCGGGCAAAAGATAGCCAGAGAAGCAAGATACGCCAAAGCGGTTGAGCCTTCACTCAGTTCTGTTAATGCCCACACCATCGCATCCATACGGTCTGGCGATGCCATGTTAGTTCCCGGTTCCCATTCGCATAACTGATCCTCGAGAGCGGGATAGTAACCAACGAGATGTGCGCGACCTTGCTCAAAGAGAGCCGCGATAGGTTCGGCGCGAATTGCCTTACCTCGAGATGCCGTCACCTTTTTAACGGGTACGGTGTTCTTAACTTGTTGTAATAGATGAACAACCAAATCGCCGCCGTTATTCACTTCTGCGATGATGCGGTCTGCTTTGTGTTGTTCAAAACTAGAGATGGCCTTTTCAGCCCATACTTGGGGAGAGGCTTTAATTGTGTCATCGGCAAGGATGTAATACTGACCATCGCCAGACATTCCCGCTACGACTATTCCGGTGCTATCTGAATCCTCACCGCTTGTCACCGCAGGGTCAACGCCTACGACTATGCGAACAAGTGTGGGAACGTCTTGAGGTTTAACGCGGGTTAATTCTAGGTTAGCGCGATTCCATAGTGCGCCGGGGTTGTCATCAAGGATTTCACCAAAGAGTTCTTGGCGGCCTAATCGAGTGTCAGCGTACTTTGTCTGTAAGGTAACAAGAGTCGAAGCCGCTAGGTTGTCGGCGTTTTCATAAGTTGAACCGCGAGTGATGATGTTCTCGGAGTCTTTAATCAACTCTTTAATAATCTTCGTTGGTCTTGGCGTTGTTGTAACTACGGTTTGCGGATGCTCGCCAAGGCGTAATCCGAACTGCAACTGATCCCAAGTGTCAGGATATTCCCAAGCGGCTAACTCATCACACCACGCGCCATGATGTTGTGGGCCGCGAAGTCGGTCAGGTTTTTCTGCCGAGAATCCTTTAATGCGCGATCCGTTAGGCAAAGTGTAAGCCGAGCGTGTGCGGTTGTAATCGCTCTCGTTGTATATGCCGTAGCGAGTAAGAACGGAAATGATGCCCGACTCACCTTCAAAGCAGGTGTCGGTAATATCTGCGCTAGTTGCCGCTACTACTGCCCATCTCGTTTTCGGTTGCTGGAGTGCTTTCCACACTATCCATTCCGCTCCCGTTCGGGTTTTGCCCCACCCACGCCCCGAGAGAATCAGCCAAGTTTTCCAGTTCGTTTCCGGCGGTAACTGGTTCGACCTCGCTTGCTTCGATTGCCATTGCACTCTCGCTGATGCTAATTGCATCGTTAGCGGTGAGAAGCGCGGCAAGTTCTCGGACTGCTCTATCAATACTTTCATTGCCATCCCAGTTCACTACATCTTGCTGAATCTTGATTGGAGTATCTAATCCAAGAAGTCTAGCGCGCCTTTCCATAAGGCGAACGATGGTATTGACTGAAGCGTTGTCACCTTTCATGGCTTTAGGCCATAGGGCTAGTTGTAGGCGGTCTATGCGGTCTAATTCTTGTTCGCGCAATTCATCTGCGGGTTGTTGCATGGTGCGCTTGATAGCCCGCTTGTAGGCGAGATAAGCACCAGAAGCATCGGCGTAGCCTGTTTCCTCGGATATGCGTTGCCAAGTCAATCCTGCCCGGCGTAGTTCGAGGACTTTTATTTCCCGATCTACTAACTCGGGGTCGGGTACTTTAGAGTTTTGACTCACTTGTATAGATTACTTACTAATCAATTCGGCTTTAAGACCTGTCAGATTTTCCCAACGCTTTACTATTACATCAACATAAAGTGGGGTCAATTCCATTGTGTAACAAATTCGACCCGTTTGTTCTGCTCCTATAAGGGTTGAGCCTGAACCGCCAAAAGGTTCAACACATAAACCGCCAACAGGAAGGCTTGATTTCATTACGCGAGCCATCATTTCAACAGGTTTAGGAGTTGCGTGACCTTGCCTTTCTTCTCCATAAACTTTGTCAAAACTCCAGACTTCATTCATATTGTCATGGGTGTTGTCAAAATAAGCGCGAGTGGAATAAAAATCCTTTTTGAGCGCATCGTAATCCTTTTTGAGCGCATCGTAATCCTTTTTGAGCGCATCGTAATCCTTTTTGAGCGCATCGTATGGTTTAGCAGCCTCTTGAAGTAAAAGGTAATATTTTTCAATAATAAAAGTCCATTGTGATTTGGTAAGCCAATGTTGAGCCATACTTGTTACTCCGCAAATTGCATTGACTTCTTTCATTGACCAGCCGCATTTTGCAACTTCAGATTCTAAATAAAATCGAATTGACTCCCAACCATCCCAATAATTATCTGAATTATTGTTAAAACCTTGCTCGCCAAGCATAATAAATAAACAGCGTTCTGTATTTACCGCATACGATCTAGTCAGTTCTGAATTTTGTCCCATACCTGATGGTTTTGACCAAACTATTTCGTTACGAAAAGTCATGCGCTCAACTTGTTTAAGCCCGTTAAACCAAAGTCTCCATAAATCTTCGGGATTGCCCCAAATATAAACACCAGCATTATCCGCTACATATTTGCGCAAAGTTTTAAACCAAAGAATTTGAAAACTATCAAGTTTGTCTGCGTAAAGATTATCGTTTTCAACGCCATCTTTTTCCTTACCCATTCCGTAAGGTGGGTCAGCGTGAATAAGGTCAGCAATTTTTCCATTCATCAAAGCGGCAACATGGTCTTTGTTTGTTGAATCCCCACACATAACGCGATGGTTGCCAAGTTGCCAAATATCTCCAATTTTAGATATGGCTTCTTTTTCAAGTTCAGGAATCTCATCTTCATCGCCGGGTTTAATATCAACCAGCGCAGGTATATCAAATCCTAATTCGGTTATATCCCAATCAGCATCTTGTAATTCTAAAAGTTGTTTGGCAAGTTCGCCTTCATCCCATTCAGCCAATTCAGCCGTTCTATTATCGGCTAGTGCGTAGGCTTTGGCGGTATCGTCATCCCAATCAGCAGGAACTTCGGCTACTTCAATCTCAGTCCAGCCGAGAGATTTGGCGGCTTCGAGTGTGCCGTTACCCGCTAGGACTACTCCGCGATGAACGACTATCGGCTTGCGTTGCCCAAACTTATTGAGTGATGCCGCGATTGCGCTCAGGTTTTTATCTGAGTGCTTGCGAGCATTAGTTGGATCAAGCGAGAGTTCTGCTATGGATACTTTCACGAGTGCCTCCCGTTAATGCTAGTCGAGCATCGAGAAGTTCGTTGATGCTTTCCCAGTACAGTTCTTTTTGCTTCCAAGTAATTCTGTTGCCGTAGCGATCCTCGATTTTATCTCGAAAGAAGGATAAGGCTTCGTCTATATCGGCAAGCGTGATTTCTTCGTTAATGACTATCACCTTACACGCCACCCACTATAAGAAAGATAAGGGAAAAGCCAGTCAAATGCAAATCAACGAAGCCGGAAGCGAGGTTTAGGCTTGCGGCGTTTGTCGTAGGCTTCTTGCAGGTCATCTAAAGAGTAT